TTTATTTAGTTATGTCATTGTCAAAAAAATCAGAAGCACAACAAGAGTCTTTAAAAGAATTAGAGGTGGAAAACAAAGGTCAATCTGAAAGTATTAATAATATGGAAGGAATGATTATAAAACTTATATCAAGATGGAACGATAGCGATGCTGTTAGAGATAGAAGGTATGAGCAGATGATGGAAGCAGTAAGTGATTTAGAAAAACAACTATCAAGAATGGATGGCATTATGAGTCGTATGAACGGAAATGGAAGACACTAATGAATAATGAAGATTTAAGAACGCATCTAACAAGACATGACGAAAGGTTGAGAAATATATATTCTACACTAAATAGGATAGAAAAACATTTAGAAAGACTTAATGGTAAAGTAGATAGGCACGAAACCGATATTGCTAAAGTGCAAGTATGGGGTGGAGTTGCTTTAGTGAGCTTTCCAATAATCGTAAACATAATAATGAGGTTTGTATAATGTTAAAGAAAATGATAGCAGATGAATTACTAGGAGATTCAACAAAAGATGAGTTGATTGACGAGATTAATAAAGCTGTTGATATTCCTATTATATCTGAAAAAACAGAAAAGGCTATACTAGAAGCTCTTTGGAAAATTATCAAGAAAGTTTTATTATCTAAGTTAGGTGTATAGTGCCTGCTAAGAAAGACCCAAGGTTAAAAAGAGCAGGGGTGTCTGGATTTAATAAACCCAAGCGCACTCCTAATCACCCTAAAAAATCTCACATTGTTGTAGCTAAAGAAGGGTCTAAAATTAAAACAATTAGATTTGGTGAGAAGGGTGCTAGTACAGCAGGTAAACCAAAAGCTGGTGAATCTAGAAGAATGAAAATGAAAAGAAAATCGTTCAAAGCTAGGCATAGAAAAAATATAGCAAAGGGAAAAATGTCTGCGGCTTATTGGGCGGATAAGGTTAAGTGGTAATATGAATAAAAAAGTTAAAGCTCCAAAGGGTTATCATTGGATGAAGTCTGGTTCTTCTTACAAGTTAATGAAGCATAGTGGTAAGTTTAAGTCTCACAAAGGTGCTAGTCTTATGGCTGACTTTAAAGTCCAAATGAAACATTCAAAAGCTAAAAAGAAATAATGGCTTCGGCTACTAAGACAAAACCAGCATTATGGAAACGAATTGTTTCAAGTGTAAAAGCTGGAACTAAAGGTGGAAGGAAAGGACAATGGTCTGCTCGTAAAGCTCAATTAGCAACAGCAAGGTATAAAAAAGCTGGCGGTGGTTACAAAGGAGCAAAGTCATCTAAGAACAGTTTATCTAAGTGGACTAAGCAAAAGTGGGATTATGTTAGTAAAGGTGATAAGAAGAAACCTAAGAAGAAACGTGGTCGTTACTTACCTGAGTCAGTTAGGAAGAGTCTTAGTCCTTCTCAAAAAGCAAGCACGAATAAAGCTAAAAGAAAAGCTTCAGCAAAAGGAAAGCAGAAAGCTAAGTATAGTAAAGCTGTAGCTAGAAAAGTAAGGAGAGCATAGTGTATAAATTTGGTAGGAAAAGTAAAGAAAGATTAAAAGGGGTAGACGCTAAATTAGTTAATGTTCTTAATGAGCTTATTAAGATTATGGATGTTACTATAATAGAAGGCTTACGTACAGAAGAAAGACAAAAAGAGTTACTTAAAAAAGGTGCTACTAAGGTTAAATACTCTAAGCATATGGAAGGTAAAGCTGTAGACTTAGCTCCTTATCCTATAGATTGGAAGAATAGAGATGGGTTTCATTATATGGGTGGTATGATTAGAGGAATAGCTAAACAACTTAATGTTAAAGTTCGTTGGGGTGGAGACTGGGATTCTGATGGTGATGTAAAAGATAATGGCTTTGATGACTTAGTTCATGTGGAGATACTTGATTAATGCCAAAGCAATATCTAAATATAAATAGTTTTGCAAGAGGAATTAATAATGTAAAAAATCCTAGAGATTTATTAATAGGAGAAGCTGTTGATTTAGTTAATTTTGACATTAGTAATGTAGGTGAACTTAGACCTAGAGGTAAGTTTAATGAGAATACAAATGATGGAGAAGCTTATAAACCGGGAACGAATAACACTCCAACTATAACTGCTTCAGTTAATCCGGGATATGGATTACATTATTTTGAATACGATGAAGAATCTGGAGTAGCTGGATTTTCATTAACAGGAATAACACCTACTGGAGATGTTCAATTAAATACAGGTGCAAATCCTTATGGAAATTTAGATGGAACAAGTAGTAATTATTATGTTTCTTTTATTCCAAAAGGAGACACTCAACCAGATTTTAACATAACTGTACCTCCTGTAAATTTACTTATTATTGGTACTAGGCATTTAGCAAATTCATCAATATTAACAAATTCAAATAACTCTTTATTAAATAGCCACGATGATATACCAATTAAAATAGAAATAAGTGGTACAAGTAATAATAATGGTATATTTACAATACAAAGAATATTGACAACTAATTCAACAGCCGCAAGTGCTTCAGATAGGGTTATTATACCCAATTATAATGGTCACGAAATAACTACAAAAGGTAGTGCGGATGGAGCTACAGCTATTGAATTAGCTGAAGACGTAGTAGCTGAGGATATATTAGCTAGTGCAACTATTACTATTAAAAGAGTTGGCGTTCAAGATGATATTGCTATTTTATATGGGAACGCAGATGATAATAAAATTGATGTATATAAAGATTCTACTGGTGCTGTAACAGCAGATGTAATAGACTTAGAAACAATATCTTCTGCAAGTTCTTACTCTAATTGGGTTTTTTATTCAGTCAACTCTGCGGTTAGAGTAGCTGATGGAAATAGGCAAAATATATCAAAGCCTAAATGGTATGGATATATTAAAAGAGACCACTTTTATGCAGTTGCTGGAAATGAATCTACTACTGCAGAATTAACAAATTTTATAGGAAGAGTTATTCCATCTAACTTGTATGCAGAAAATAATGATTTAGCTAAACCAACTGGTGGAGACTTTATAACAACTGTTAATGGCTCTAATGAATTTTCAGCCGATGGTACTGGATGGTCTTTATCTGTAGAAGAGCATAGTTCAGATTCAGGAGGATGGGAAGCTACTACCTATGAATTCGCAAGTACTTTTATTTATGACGGAAATCAAGAGTCTCTTTTAAATAAATTAAATACTACGTTTACAGCTAGTACTGGATTTAAAAAATTATTAATAAATGTTTTTGCCTCTCAAGATGTATCTAGTAGTTCTACTACTTTTTCAAATAGAATATCTGGTGGGAGAATATATATTAGAAAAGGAGATGGTTTAGAAGATATTAGCTCTGGAGAAGACTGGACTTTACTTGCTGATATAAGTATTAAAGATGGAGTTAGAACTTCAATACTTTCAGATTATAAGCAATGGGTTCAAGATAGTACAACTCAAGGAATTACAGGAGACCATCACTTTAGAATTACTGACCCTAATAATACTACAGTAGGTAATAGAGCCAGCACCTACTGGATGTTAGAATTAGAAAATCAAAGCATAGAAACATATACTTCATTAAATGGTTTTTCTCAATCTACAAAGCAAATATCTTTTGGTCAGTCAGGTGCTAGTTATGCAACTGCAACCTTGTCAGGCAGAAGAGCCTTTGTTGCTAATGTAAAATATGATGAAGGAGAATCTGGTTCAGTAGATGGATTAACTGAGTTTAGTAGTTATGGTGACAGAATAATGTATAGTGAAATAGGTAAGTACGATACATTCCCAAACTTTAATTACATAGAAGCATCTAAAGGTGATGCAGAAAATTATGTTAAGTTAGAATCTTTTGCTGATAGAATACTAGCATTTAAACAAAGAACTATGCAGGTAATCAACGTAGCTTCTTCATCTCCAAGTAATTGGTTTGTTGAAGACACAATATATAATGCAGGAGTTCTTCATCCTTACTCAGTAGCTAAGGGAAATGCTGGAGTTTTTTGGGTTAATAGAAATGGAATTTTTTATTTTAATGGCTCAATAACTGTTAATGTAATAGACGGTAAAATAAATGATGAGGATTGGATTTCTTTTTCAGAGGGTGCTTCTGGTGCTCAACATAAAATGTCTGTTGGTTATATATCAGATAAAAATCAAGTGATGGTAATTCAAAAAGTTGATGCGGCTAGGCACGGATATATATATGATATTAAAAATCAATCATTTTCATATGCAGATGACATAGCTCCAAATTCATTTAATGACACAGTTGATAACGGTTCAAGTTTTACTCCAGTATTAACTAATTTTATAAATGATAGTAGAGGTAGATTGGTAGTTTCATACGATGTTCAATCAACAAATCTAGGAACTGAAGGTGCTAATAAGGTTTACACTACTGATTTTATATCTGAGCCAAGTGTACATAAAGACTATAGAGTTCAAACACCTGATTTTTCATTAGGTCAAACTTCTTTAATTAAAAAGTTTTATAAGTTATATATTCATTATAGACATACATCTAGTACTGTTATTCCTGCTTCTAATGTATATTATCAAATTAATCAAAGCGGTACGTGGATAGCATTTAGTTCAGGTTCTTTTATTCAATCTAGTGGTAATTATAAAATAGCTGTTTTTTCTCCAAGTAGTATAGTATCTTTTCAAAGTATTTCTTTTAAAATAGACATAGTAGAAGGTACTAATAGTTGGGATACTGATACAGGTTTATATATAAATGATATGCAAATAGAGTATAGAGTACTAGGATTAAAACAAGTGAGTGCAGGTTAATGATTAGGAACTTAAGAAGATTATCTAATTCTATAGAACAGCCTCAGTCATTCAATGAAGGTGGTCATTCATCTTTACAGGAAGGCGGTTCTTATATTACTATAGAAAGTGGTAGGCTTGCTATATATAGAAAGCATAAAGGTTTAAAATGGAAATCTTATATGTCTTCAGATGGAAATCAATATGTAGATAAAAAACTTACTACTAATTCTTTAGAATACACAAATACATTTATAGATTATAGAATATATAAACATAATTTTTCTGATAATATCTCAACTACAGAGCATTTTATACCTTGGCAGGGAACAGGGGAACAAACAGGAATGAATGATGCTACATCAACTCTTCTTGTTCCATTTAAAATGACTTGTCATAAGATATTATTTAGACCAGAATCATTTGATACACCTACTGCCAACTTTACTTTTAAAATTAAAAGACAAGATAGTGGTGATGCAACCGTAGATGAAGTTGCTAGCTTTACATATACAGATACATTTGCAGACAATACTACAATAGAAGTAAAACAATCTGATTTTAATAATACACCCGTTGTAGACGTAGGAGCTAAAGCATCAATAAGCATACAAGCAAGTGCAAACCCTCACGGTTCATCTAAAGATTATTATATAACCTCTGTATGGAGAACTGAAATAACAATATAGGAATTACTATGTACGATAAAAAGAAAACAATTAAAGGATATATGGGCGGTGGATATATGAAGCCTATGAGTTATGCAAATGGTGGATACATACCCGGTTTATCTAGTCAAATGTTTGGAATTGGATTAGGCAGAGATGTAATAAAAGCTCAAGAAGAATTTGAAGAGCAAGCAGAGAAAGTAGCTAAAGAGAAAAAGTATAGAGGTATATTAGGTAAGCTAGGTAGTTTTGCAGGTACAGCTTTAGGAGCTTTACTAGCCGCACCTACTGGCGGAATGTCTGTACTTGCTGGAAAAGCACTTGGTTCTGCTATAGGTAAAGGAGCTGGTGAATTAGTAGGTGGTTCTCTTGTAGATGCTGGAAATATTAAAGAATCTTCTACTGGTTTATTTAAAGATGACTTTGATTACTTAAGAAAGGTAGGAAAAGAAACTGAAAGTCTTAGTGGTTTAGCTGAACGTTCCGCTATAGCTGGAGCAACTACCTATGGTTTAGGTAAAGCTGGAGAAGTAGCTGATTTGGGTAAGAAAGCTTATGCAGAAAAGTTTGGAATGGATGCTCTTGAAAATTTAGGAATGGCTGGAAAAACAGACCCTTTATTATCTTCTTTAACTAAGGATATGTCTACAGCACAAGCTGGAGCAAGTGATGTTTTAGGTAATTTAGGTTCAGAAAGACTACCTTTAAATTTTGCTTCAACAACAGATTATGATACTGAACTAGCTATGCTTTTTGATGATATAGCAGGTCAAGAACAAATTGGTCAAAATGTTGTAGGTGGAGGTGTGCTTAATTATAACCAAGGAGGAATAATTCCTCAGGGTCGCTTATACGGAATGAATAGAACTCCTGAAGGTATGATGCAGGCTGTCTATGAAATGACTACTGAAGATGGAAATAGATATTATTTAGGTGAATCTCTTAGACCTCAACTAAGTCTAAGCTCTCAAGCCGCTAAGCAAAAAGCAATGCAACGAGCTGTAAAAATGCCACAAGACTCTATTTCATTTGAAATGGCTCAACAAATTTTAAATCCAAAAAGTATAAATGAAAATAATAAAAAAGGACTTATGGGTATGCTAGGTTTTAATAAAGGTGGATACGTAGAAGAATATAAAGATGGTGGTATGGCAAAGAAAAAAGACATGGGGTATTTTGATAGGGAGTTTCCTAAGGATTCTTTTAAAGCTATGATACAAGAAGCTGTTTATAAGGGAGAGCTAGACCCAAGAGAAGGATTGCAACACATACTAAATAAGCAACAAAAAGATTTTATGAAGTCTAAAGGTGACACTTCTAATGCCTTGTATAAAAGATTACAAGAGGCTGGATATAGTAAAGGCGGAAATATAGAAGAATACAGACATGGTGGATTAATAGATATGAACTCATATGCAAGGAGGATTCTGTAATGCCAGATACAGTACCAGCAATGTTAGAGCCGGGTGAATTTGTTATCCGTAAAGATGCCGCTGAAAAAATAGGAATGAAAAATTTAGAAATGTTAAACAACGCAGATAGGTTAGAAAGTGGTACTTCAGCTATAGACGAACTAATAGCTCTTAGTACACTTAGTGGCTCACAACAAATGATGGGCGGTGGAGATGTAAAGAAGATGCCTCAGTCTGGATATATGCAAGAGGGTGGTAGTGTTGACGACCCATTGGGAATAGATATGAGAATGAGGTCAAATAATGTACAGGCTATAGGCGTAGCAAGACCAAGACCAGACTCTGAAGAAAATATATTAAGAGACTTGGCTAAGATGCAAAGAGATATAAAGCTACTTCAATTTGTAAAACCTAGGTATCCAAAATCTAGTTCCTTTAATGAGTATAGACGTATGAAGGAAGAGTCTGGTGATATGATGAGTATGGAAGAAATGATGGAGGTTTTAAACAGAGCGGCAGGTGCTACTCAAAACAAGTTTAAAATACCAGAAATGCAAGATGGTGGCTCAACTTATACTTATGGTAGTGGTGAAACAAGTGCTCCTACCTTAGCTGATTTATATGAGAAGATGGGAGTACAACCAATAGAAGGTCAACAAAGAGAAAGATTTGAAAGTTTATTCACTTATGACCCTAGTAGAGAAGAAACAATAGTTGATAAATATCAATCTAATATAGAATCTTTACGTGAAGGTGCTGGAAGAGTATTGGGGCAAGCTCGAATGTCTTCAGAAGTTGGTGGTGCTGGGTTTGCTGGATTCGGAGAAAGAGAAAGGTTGTTATCTGAGTCTAGAGGTAGGATACAAGAACAGGGTATTAGGGGTCTTGAATCTGCTCAAAGAGGCATGTTTGAAGATATAAGAGCTCAAAGAGATAAGTATATGTCAGAAGCTATGGCTGGATTATCTGAATTAGAAGGAACTCAAGGAACTATGGGTTATACAGGTAGGGAAATCTCAGAAGAAGAACTTGGCGATGTTCAATCAGTTGGTAGTGCAGACATTACAAATATTCCTATGAGTCCTCCATCATATATTCCTTTTGGGAATACTACTGTTTCAGCTTTTGGTCAAGATGGAAGAATGTATACATGGAGTCCTGAAAGTCAATCGTGGCAACTTCAACAATAACTAGTATTTAAGGAAAAAATATGGCAAGAGTATTAACAAAAAGCAATAGACCTATAGTAATTGAAGAACCTCAAAGTGGTCTTGATACATTTCTTACAGAGATAGCTAAGTATGCTAGTCCTGAATACCAACAGCAAAGAAAGATGAATGAACGTGCAGATGCTAGATTTGAATTAGATAAACAAAATGCTATACAAAATAGAGAGTATAGACAACAACAAATGGAGATTGCTAAATCTCAAGAAAATGATAGGGCAATGCAAGCTAGGCAAAGAAGAAAGGATGCTATAGAAAAAAAAGCTATGGATGAATTTAGTATAATGTATCCAGAAACTTTAAGTGCTGAAGGATTAGATATTGCAGAGCAGTTTTTAAATACTAACCTTGCTAGTTCTTCTTCTTATGGAGTTCTTTCTGCTAAAATAAAAAGTGATAGAAATAATTTAAATATTAATAATCAAAAACTTGATTCACTTGGAGAATTTATATATGAAGATGAGTATGACCCTAATAAACATAGAGCTCTTGTTGAAAATCAAGGTAGCTTTTTAATACAAAATAAAATGAAACAGGAAATGTTTGGGCAACTATCTGACATAGATAGAGCAACATTAAATTCAGATATAGCTTTAATTTCAGACGGGATAAAAACTGCAAGAGAGCAGGAAACTTTAAGTAAGGGTTCTTATGAAAATTATGTAAAAAAAACAGTTATACCAGCTTATGAAAGTATGAAAGAAACTTACGGAGAAGATTTTATGATGCCTTCTTTAGAAGGTGTAATAAGAGGAGTTGACCCTACTTTCGGTGTTGATGTTGATGCTGATGCTTATAAAGATACAGGAAGTAAAAGACTTATGGAGGAAACTGATTCTAATCAAGAAACGGATTCTGGTCAAGAGACCGATGAAGATTTAAGTATTGGTACGTTTGCATCTCAGGTAAGTGACTCAGTACCTACTTTAAAAACAAAAAGAAATAAAGAGTTAGATAATTTAGTAATATCTTCTTTAATAGATGAAGAGTCTGGAAAATTAGGATTTTTAGAATCTGCGGCTGATGAAGGAAGTGTTTTAAAACCAGCTGGAACAAATATAAGAAAAGCAGTTAAATCAGTTAGAAGTAACTTAAACAAACAGATGAGAAAACTTGGAGGTCAATATATATATGGAACAAAAGAACTTGCTGGTGAAGAAATAACAGAACAAAAAAGACAAGAATACGCAGATGATTTAAAAAAATCTTTATTAGATGCTGTAAATTTATATAAAAGCATCGACCCTAGCATAGGAAGAAAAAGCAGAAGAGGTAAAACTGGTGGAGAATCTGAAAGAAAAGTTATTAAAAAAGCTATTAACGATTTAAAAGCTAGAACTAAAAGAAGTGCAAACTTAAGAGGGGGTATTAATTACCTACCTCAAGAACTTTTAGATTTTATTAATAATATAAACTTAGATTCTAACATAGACACAAGAGTTTTAGTTGATTATAATAAAAAACAAAATCCGGCAATGATGGCTGAAGATGATGGTTCTTTTCTTGAAAATCTACTACCAACAGCACTACAGGCACGTCAAGATAATATACCTTCTCCTCTTGATAATTTTATATTTGAATCCGCAACAGAGTAATATATGTATACAAAAGAACAAATAGTTTCTACTTATAGAGCTAAGATACCAAAGTTATCTAAGTATGATGATGATACAATATATAGAAGTGTATTAAAAAGATTTCCCGAATACAAAACAGAATTACAAAAACCTACAGAACCTGAAGCAACTGGTTTTGTAGATAGTTTACCTAACTGGTGGAAGAAGGGATATAATGACTCTATAACTGGTATGGCAGACGAGTTAATGACAGGTAAAAAAAGATTTGATTTATCTGGATATGAACCCGGAGTAGTAGAAGACATAGCTTCTTTTGCGGCTAGTATGTTTGCATCTCCTGCTGACTTAGGTATTACACTTGTAAGTGGTGGAGTAGGTGCTAAGTTAGGTCAATCAGTTGCTAGAAAACTTGTAACTAAAAAGCTATTAAGAAGTGGTGTTCCTTCTAGTAAGGCTAATATAATAGGTAGAAGAGCGGCTAGAAAAGCTTATGGTGTTGGAGTAGGTAGAGCTAGTGGTGGTCTTGCAGGATATGAGGGTGTAAAAAGTGCTTTTACTCAAAAACTAGAGACTGGAGATATTAAACCAGAGGAGATTGTAAAAGATACTGTATCCGGAGCTATATTAGGTGGAGCAACTGTTGGTACAGGAGCTTATTTAACATCTAAAGGCTGGAGTACTTTATCAAAGGTAACTGCAGAAGCTGGAGTTCTTGGTACTGCAACTCCATTAACAGAAGGTGAGATGCCTACACCTCAAGATTATATAAACTCTGCAGGTATGATTGTAGGTTTAAAAGCAGTAGGTGGAGCAATACAAACTCCGGGTAAACTAAAGCAGTTCTGGGAAAAAAGTAGAAGACCTGAAAATAGAAGGGAAAAAATGTCTTCTGAAATAGCTGACAGTTATGGTGAGGTAGAGGGTTCAGATGCTTTTAAAAAACTAATACAAAGAGAAGAGTGGATTGATTTTAAGGGTGATAAGTGGACTAGGATAAGTCCACCAAATAGTAAAAAAGTAAAACTTCTTAGTTTTTCAAAAGGAGAGAACAAAACTTTAAGTGAAAAAGAATTTCAAGTACAATATAAGTTGTCAGACGAAGTAGAAATACCTATTGAAAAAGTACAACAATATAGAGCTGGTAAAGTAAGAGAACTTGAAAAATCTTTAAATGTAGATGACACACAAAAACAATTATTTAGATATGAATCTTTAGGTAAGAAAAGCAGAGATGCTGTAGATACTATTAAAACCGATGATACTAAAATACCTTTAGATTATTTAACACCAAGTGAACAATTTAGATATAGAGATTCTTTATTAAAAAAGAAAACAGTAGCAGAAACTGTAGATAGAATGAAAGCTGAAGGTTGGGTTACTCAAGAGGCAAAGTCTTCTTTATTCCCTAAAGATTTTTTTCCTGCACCTATAGCTTCTTTAATGAATAATTTAACAAGAGCAAAATATAGAGGCTCTCAAAAACAAGCTATACGTAAGTATTATTATGGAGTTGGAAAACATCAAACTTATAAAGATACTTTAACAGGAGAGTATCTAGGTAACTTTTTAAAAACAGGTTTATTTACACCTAGTAAAAAAGAAATAAGTAAATTTAGGACTAGAGGAATGTCTTTTAAAGACGCTGAAGAAGCTTACTATGTTAACCTTTATGATTTGGTAGAGGCTGGTAGATTACCAGAGATAAATACAGCAACAACAGTTATAGCACAAAGATTTGTTTCTGCAGGTGGTAAATTTCCGGGTTTTACAAAAAACTACGTACCTAAGATGATAAAAAGAGATATAGCTGATATTATGTTTAACGATATGTTAGGCGTATTTAGTAAGAAAAGTGAAATAGCTAAAAGATTAAAGCAAGAATTTGACACCTCTAGTATAGATTTTTTAACAAATATGAATGCAAATCCAAATAACTGGTTAAAGAAAAATGAAAAGCTAGCTATATACTTAGATAGAATAATAAAAAGAAACCTACCTTCTTTAAGAAAAGAAACAAAGCAAATGTTATCTGTTAACCTAGAAAGAGGTGCAGAGCTACCATATTTAAAAGCATATTCTAAAGTTGCTAACGGATTGCAAGAAGAATTATTTAACGTATTTGGTAACTTAGAAAAGTCTAGAAAATTTAACATACCAGATGAGTTATTGGAAAAGAATTTAAAAACATTACTTACTAGGTATGCAACTAAAGCCGCTAACAGAACTTCTTTCATTCAAACATTTGGAGCTAAGGGGAAGAAGTTTGAAGCTCTTCTTAAAAACGCAGATGATAATGATAAAGGTATTATGAGAGAATTACATCATCACGTTAAGGGAGATATAGAATACCATAGTAATTATAACTATCAACCTAATACTAAAGAGTTTTTTAAAAAGGTAATGGAGTGGGAGACAAGCTCTAAGATTGGATTAGGTTATGCTCCTTTAATGAACGTAACTCAAAGTACAATATCTACTGCATTAGAAGCTGGATATATTCCCTTTGCTAGAGGTATATTTTCCCTTGCTGATAGAAAAACAAGAGAATTAATAGAAAGGTCTGGGGTAACAAACTATTCAATGTTCAATGAGATGATAGGAGCTTCAAAATCTCAAGGTTTGTCTAGTAAGGTTACTGACTTCTTAGGTAAATGGAGTGGGTTTACAGGTATAAATAAAGTAAACCAAATACTTGCCGCTTCTACAGCTAAAGGTATGGTAGATGATTTATATAAAGCTGTTAAAGGTAAAGGTATATATGGTAAATCTGCTAATTATAGAAAATGGGCAGAGAGTAAGTTAAGACAGTTTGATATAGACCCTAAAAAATCTAGGTTACTAGATGACGACTATATTAAAGCTATGTCTAAGTTTGCTAGAAAAACTCAGTTACAAAAAGATTTATTAGAAGACCCTTTATGGTTTAACAATCCTAAAGTAAGAGTCTTTACTCAGTTTAAAAGATTTGGATATAGACAGTTTAATTATTTAAAAGATTTATTTGCACACGACATATCTTATGGAAATGTAATGCCCATATTAAGACTTGGTATTGCTGGATTTGGAGGTGGTATAGTAGCTAATCAAGCAAAAGACTGGGCAAGGGGTTGGATTTCTGGAGAAAAAGTTATTAATCCAGATTCTAAAATGCCAGAAGATTTAGAAGATATAGTAGACAACATAGCAAGTATAGGTGCTTTTGGATTTATGGGAGATGTTGTATCAGCTACTATGGAAGAAGGAAGGACTTATTCTAACGCTTTAAAATTCTTAGCTTATCCTCCTTTTATATCTGATATGGAAAATATGATTACTAGATTTTTACCTGCAGTAGAAAGAGACTTTACAAACTATAGGCAAGATGCATTACTAAGAATGCCTAGCAGGATGTTGAGGTTAACAGGTTCTTCCTTTTTAAGGGAAGGAGCTAAGAGATTTGAAACTGAGGGTATGACTCTTGATAGAATTAAAAGTACAAGGTCTAGGAGATTATCTAAGATTTTAACTATGTTGGAAAAAGCTAGTGAGCCATCTGATTACGATAAAGTTATTGGTGAAATAAGAGATTGGAATCAATCATTCCCTCAATCTCCAATATTATCTTCAGATGTAAGTGCTAAGAAAATCTACAAGAGAAAGTTAAGAAGATATAAAAAACAGGTATTGGGTTAATGGCTAATATAAAAGATTATTTTAACACATTAACTCCTTCTTCTACAGGAGTTCATAGCAACATAGACAACTTAATACTAGAAGCAGAGTTAAATAAGTTTGATAAGACTGGTGTTATGTACGCAGATAGAAGAGGTCAGTATGTAGGTGGCGTAGACCCTGTTGTAGAGAACGTAGCTCTATCCCCATTGCTTACATTGAAAAGACTTGGTACTGTAGGTAAAGAAATTCTAGAAAAAACTGGTTTACGAAACCCAGTATCTCACTTTACAAGAGGTCATTCAGCTAAAGATATACTAGATTCTGGTAGGATAAAAGGGAGCTGGAGGTCAGAGTTTCCGGGAAAGCCATTTAAGGGAGAATTTGTTGGTCATTCTTCTCCATCAGTATCCGTTACTAGAGACCCTATGTTTTTAGGAAGACCACACAATCACATAGGTACAGATGTAAGATTTGTAATGGATAAAGATGAGATGATTAAAAAGGGTTTAAAGATACAACCTTTCGCAGAGGAAAAATTTGGAAAGGTTTTACCATATCTCCACACTCAATATAAAAAAATGAATCCTAGATTTGAGTTTGAAGAAAGGGTAAGAGGAAATATACCTGTAGAAAATATTAAGTTAATAGATTTAATTCAACTACCTATGGGGATGTCTAACAAATCTGAAGACTTATTTAAATTATTAGACGTACTTAATAAATCTAATATACCAATTATAAAAAGTCCATTAGC